ATAACCTGTGGATGACTATCCAGGCTATGTTGGTCACGTTTTAGCCTTGACAGTTTGCTATAGTCTGTGCTAAACAGGGACGGGGGAGGGGGCTGACGGCGCAGGATTGTTACTGTACCCGCCCAGATACAAAATAGGGTCAAAATAGGACTTAATTAACCAAGGGTATTGCTAAAAGCTATTAAGACTAAGCCTTTGATAACTATAAAGAATAGCGGAGCGACTGCGGAGACATTGTACTGCTGAGATCCGCTGTAGAAGGTACAGCCTGAACAGGGCAATTAGAGGCTGTGTAGGTAACAAAATAGGCTAAATAACAAATAAGTTTAACAAATAGCTTGACTTTTGCTTAAAAGTGTGCTAGTATAGACTATATAGTTTGAACAACACGCTTTTCCACCCTTTAATGCTTTTCCATCTTTTCCATTGTAAAAGTAATTACTACTAGTAGTTCTTTTTAATGAATGTTAAAGAGCTTTAGCGGTGGAAAAGAGTCTCTATAGACTATATAGACAAGAATCTCAATAGAGGTAATTCTGTGAGTGTTAACAAAAGAGTAGGTAGACCTAAAAAGTCTGCTGTAGACAAGGTTACTAAGGGCAAGCGCAACAGCGTAGGTCGTCCTAAAGGTGACGCTTCCATCATTAACGAATATAAGGCTAGAATGTTAGCATCTCCTAAGAGTAGGAAGGTGTTAGACAGCATTCTCAATGCCGCGTTAGATGATGACCATAAGAATCAAGCAGCGGCTTGGAAGCTCTGCATGGATAGATTGTTACCCGTTAGTTATTTCGAGAAAGACAGAGAAACTGGCGGTAAGAGTGCTATTAACATTTCCATTACTGGCGTTGGTGGCGAGACTACCATCATAAGCGGTAATGAAGAACCCATTGACGGGGAATACACAGATGCATAACATTAACAACGATTTAGATTACTTCACTAGAGAAGAGTTTGCCTGTCAATATACAGGTGAGAATGAGATTAGTGACAGACTGCTACTGAAGTTAGATTTGTTAAGGGCTAGGTGTGGGTTTCCTTTCGTTATTACAAGTGGTTATCGTTCTGAAGACCACCCCATAGAAGCTAAGAAGGAGAAAGCAGGAACTCATGCCCAAGGTATTGCAGCGGACATTAAAGTCACAGACGGTGTACAGCGGTTTAGAATTGTTGAGGAGGCTATCAAGATGGGCTTTTCAGGAATTGGAGTTGCTAGTAGCTTTGTGCATGTTGACATCCGCAACCTTGACGGTAATGAATCTCCTGTAATGTGGACGTACTAACTTGGCTGATTTAAAGGTTGAGTTACTACCGTGGCAACAAGAAGTCTATGAGGACTCTACACGCTTTAAAGTTATAGCTGCAGGTAGACGTACAGGTAAGAGTAGGTTAGCCGCATGGTCGCTAATACTTAACTGCTTGTCATCTAAGAAAGGTCAGGTGTTCTATGTTGCCCCTACACAGGGTCAGGCTAGAGACATTATGTGGCAGATGTTGCTGGAACTAGGCCATAGCGTTATAGCGTCAAGCCATGTCAACAACCTACAGATTAAGTTTATCAACGGTGCGTTGCTGACGCTAAAGGGTGCTGATAGACCTGAGACTATGCGTGGTGTTAGCTTGAAGTACCTGGTTATGGATGAGTATGCTGACATGAAGCCAGAGGTGTGGGAGCAAATCCTACGCCCTGCTCTTGCGGATCAGAAGGGTGATGCTATGTTCATTGGTACGCCAATGGGACGTAACCACTTCTATGAACTGTTTACCTACGCCAGTGTATCTAAAGACGAAGACTGGGGTGGTTATCACTTCACTAGCTTTGACAACCCCTTACTAGATCCTGATGAAATTAAAGCGGCTGAGAAGAGTATGTCAGCCTTTAGTTTTAGACAGGAATTCATGGCATCCTTTGAGGCACACGGCAGTGAACTATTTAAAGAAGAAGATGTATTGTTTAGCGAAGAAGAGCCGACAGATGGCGAGTACTATATTGCTGTCGATTTGGCTGGCTTTGCAGACGTACAAAAAGCAACTACCAAAACTGCAAGACTTGACCAGACAGGCATTGCAGTGGTTAAAGCGGGTGTGGAAGGCTGGTGGGTTGCTGATATCATATATGGGCGATGGGGCGTTGAAGAGACCGCCAGACGTATCTTCGGAGCAGTCAGCAAGTACAAGCCCGTTGCAGTCGGAATCGAAAAAGGAGCGTTAAAGAACGCTGTTAGTCCGTACCTCAACGACCAGATGAAGAAGAACCAACGCTTCTTTAGAGTGGAAGAGTTAACCCACGGTAACAAAAAGAAGACAGACAGAATCGTGTGGGCGTTACAAGGACGCTTTGAACACGGTAACATTACATTAAACAAGGGCAAGTGGAATACAGAGTTCTTAGATGAACTGTTCCAGTTTCCTAATCCTTTAGTCCATGATGACTTGATAGATTGTTTAGCATACATAGACCAGTTAGCCAAAGTCTCCTATGCTTATGACTATGAAGAAGAGGACTACGAATTCTTAGATAAATACGCAGGTTACTAACTATGGAACTAGAAGGCGCAGACAACTTTTCTCTTGAGCAAAGCCTAGAAGGTTGGGTAATGGAGAAGTGTGATGGATGGCGTGATCATTACGAAGCCAACTACTCACAACGCTTTGACGAATACTACCGCCTCTGGCGTGGTCAGTGGTCAGCAGAAGACCAGACTCGTCAGTCAGAACGATCTAAGATTATCTCTCCTGCGCTACAGCAGGCTGTTGAGTCATCTGTAGCTGAACTAGAGGAGGCTACCTTTGGTCGTGGTTCTTGGTTTGACATTAAAGATGATGTCAGAGATCAGAACCCACAAGACATAGCCGCCTTACGTGGTTACTTAGAAGAAGATTTTGCAAAGAACAAAGTTCGTAAGAACGTGGCTGAGTGCTTAATCAATGCTGCTGTGTTTGGTACAGGTATTGGTGAAGTAGTATTAGAAGAAGAAAAAGAGATGTCTCCTGCTTCTCAGCCTGTCATGGGTGGTGAGTTACAAGCTGTAGGCGTTAATATCAAAGATCGTACTTGTGTTAAGCTACGTCCTGTTATGCCACAGAACTTCCTTATTGACCCTGTAGCGACAGACATTGACAACGCTTTAGGCTGTGCAGTTGATGAGTATGTGTCTAGCCACTTAGTAGAGCAGTTACAAGAGAAGGGTGTTTATCGTGATGAAGCCCTATCTATTGCCTCTAGTGACTTTGACCTAGAGCCTGATCAAGACCTAACTAGCTTTCCAGAAGATAAGGTTAGACTTACTAAATACTACGGCCTTGTCCCTACGCACTTGCTGAAACAAGCGCAAGAAGATTCAGAAGATGAAGAAGTAGTAGAGTTTGATGAAGAAGAAGAAGACAGCTACTACACAGAAGCAATGGTTGTTATTGGTAACGGTGGTGTTCTGCTAAAAGCTGAGAAGAACCCATACATGATGCAGGATCGTCCTGTTGTTGCATTCCCTTGGGATGTCGTTCCTAGCCGCTTCTGGGGCAGAGGAGTATGTGAGAAAGGGTATAACAGTCAGAAGGCGTTAGACACAGAACTACGCGCTAGAATTGATGCTCTTGCACTAACCATACACCCAATGATGGCAATGGATGCATCTCGTATGCCTAGAGGCGCTAAACCTAGCATACAACCAGGGAAAACCATACTTACCAACGGCAACCCTGCTGAGATTCTACAGCCATTTAACTTTGGTCAAGTCAATCAGATTACCTTTGCACAAGCGCAATCGCTACAGACTATGGTACAGACAGCTACAGGTGCTATAGATAGCGCAGGTATTGCAGGGTCTATCAACGGTGAAGCTACTGCCGCTGGTGTTTCTATGTCACTAGGTGCTATCATTAAGCGACACAAGCGCACCTTAATCAACTTCCAAGATTCTTTCTTGATTCCTTTTGTACAGAAAGCCGCTTATCGCTACATGCAGTTTGAGCCTGAACTGTACCCAGTAGCCGACTACAAGTTCCATACCTCTAGTTCTTTAGGCATTATTGCTCGTGAGTATGAAGTAACACAGCTTGTTCAGTTGCTACAAACTATGTCACCAGATCAACCTATGTATCCTAAGCTGGTAACGTCTATCATTGACAACATGAACTTGTCTAACCGTGAAGAGTTGATTGCTACTTTGGAACAAGCTAACCAGCCTAATCCAGAAGCACAGCAAGCAGCACAGGCGGCACAGCAAGCACAGTTGCAGTTCCAAGCATCACAGACTGCCGCACTCAACGGACAGGCGCAAGAGTCACAAGCTAGAGCGCAGAAGCTGGGAGTGGAAGCACAAGCTATTCCGCAGGAACTTGAGATTGATCGAATCAAAGCGGCTACTAATAATCTCCAAGCTGGCGATGCAGATGACAAAGAGTTCCAGAAGCGTCTAAAGATTTCAGAGCAGTTGTTAAAGGAAAGAGAAGTAGCAGTAAAAGAGGGCAATGTTGCTAGTCAGGCAACTCCTCCAAACCCACAAGGACTACAGTAATGGTTAGCACAAGAGATTTAGAAAACGTAGTGGCTCAGATAAATGTAAAGTTTGAGCAACTAACCAATGAAATTGTACAGCTAAAGAAACAATTAGCTGATAATACAGGAGAGAAAAATGCCAGTAAAAAAAGACCCAAGACTAGCTAGGGCTGGAGTCAGTGGATACAATAAGCCGAAGCGTACCCCCAACCATCCAAAGAAAAGCCATGTTGTTGTGGCGAAGGAAGGTGACAAAATCAAGACCATTAGGTATGGAGAACAGGGGGCAAGCACAGCAGGTAAACCCAAAGCGGGTGAATCTGAGCGTATGAAAGCTAAACGTAAGTCTTTCAAAGCACGACACGGCAAGAACATAGCAAAAGGTAAAATGTCAGCGGCTTACTGGGCTGATAAATCTAAATGGTAATAACAGGAGAATACTATGCCATACGGTAAAGGTACATACGGTAGTAAAGTAGGTCGTCCACCTAAGAAGAAAAAGGCAGCACCTAAAAAGAAGCCAGTTAAAAAAGGTAAGTAACATGCCAGCCAAGAAGTCCACAGTAAACAAAGCAGGGAACTATACTAAACCCACCATGCGGAAGAACTTGTTTAACAAGATCAAAGCAGGTACTAAAGGTGGTAACGCTGGTCAATGGTCTGCTAGGAAAGCCCAGATGTTAGCCAAGGAGTACAAGGCAAAAGGTGGAGGCTATAAGTAATGGCACTTAAAGAATCACAGAAAAGCCTAAAGAAGTGGACTAAGCAGAAGTGGCGTACACCCTCTGGCAAACCTAGTGGCAAGACTGGAGAGGTCTACGCACCTTCTAAGACCATTAGTAAGTTGAAATCTACATCAGCAGGTAAGAAAAAACTAGCAGCCGCTAACGCAAAGAAGAGAACAGCTACTGCCAAAGGTAAGCAACACGCTAGTCATGGTCTACATAAAGGTAAAAAAAGATGAAAGGTCAGACCCACGGTGGCAAGGGTAGTACCCAACGTAAGACAGACTCAAAGAAGTTTGCTAGTAATTGGGATGCTATATACAACAAACCAGCAGAGAAGTCAAGTAAAAATAAGAAATAACGCTTGACTTTCTTATGCTTTTATGTTATACTAACTAGGTACACCACTATTAATTCATCTGTCCTTATTGGAGAAACAGAATGATTGACAAAGAACTTGAGCTATATTATCGCAATATGCATAGCATGTTTGGCTCTGATGGCTGGAAACAGCTACTAGAAGACTTACAGAACAATGCTAGAACAATTAACTCAGTAGAACTAACTAAAGACAACGATGACCTGTGCTTCCGCAAAGGACAACTTAATGTCATAGCTAGTCTACTTAATCTTCAGGCACAGATTGAAGCAACAGAAGCAGAAGCTAGTGAAGAATGAGAGCTATCTTTGAATTCCAATGCGAAGACGGACACACTACTGAAAAGTACATTGATTCAGAATGTAGGTCTATAACCTGTCCAGACTGTGCCAAGATAGCAAGAAAAATTGTAAGTGCTGTGCGTTCTAAACTAGACCCTCTTAGCGGAGATTTTATGGGTGCTACTGCTAAATGGGAAAGGAATAGGGCACAGAAGCTACAACAAGAGCGCAAGGCCAACTCCTAACCGAAGCCCTGCATAATACACCTCCATAATGAGAATACTCACGGAGTTTAATAATGGCAACACTAATAGACGAGCGTCAAGAAGACGAAGTAGAAACCAACGAAGAAGAAGTAGTAAGTCAGATTAATGAAGAACCTCAAGTAGAGGAAACTCCTCAAGAAGATGACATCCCTAACAAGTACAAAGGAAAGTCAACGGCTGAGATTGTACGGATGCACCAGGAGGCTGAGAAGTTATTAGGCCGACAGAGCAGTGAAGTGGGGGAACTACGGTCTGTTGTTGATAACTACATTCAGACACAACTCGACACAACACCACAAGCAACCCAAGAACCTGAAGAAGATATAGACTTTTTCTCTGATCCCGACAAGGCTGTCGAAAGAGCGATTAAGAATCATCCTTCAATCAAAGCTGCTGAAGCACAAACACAGCAGTACAGACAACAGACAGCGCAGACTCAATTGCAGAAACGTCATCCTGACATGCAAGAGATTCTACAAGATAGTAAGTTTGTTGACTGGATTAAAGGCTCAAAGATTCGTACTCAGCTTTTTGCACAAGCGGATACGCAGTATGACTATGAAGCGGCTGATGAACTTTTCACTAACTGGAAGGAACGTCAAGGCACAGTGGCTCAGACTGCGGCTAACGAGAAAGCAAGTAGGAAAGAAGCTGTTAAGACTGCCTCAACAGGCGGTGCAAAAGGAAGTGGTGAAGCAGCAACTCGCAAAGTCTATAGACGCTCAGACATTATTAAACTAATGCAGACCGACCCTGATAGGTATTTGTCTTTGTCTGACGAGATCATGCAAGCGTACCAAGAGGGGAGAGTCCGAAACTA